TTTTATATGTAAGTTCAGGGTCCCAAGAGCAAACATTTGTTGATGCAGGAGGCATACATGTAGCCGGAACAGAGTTTCCGAGACCGACTTTTTTGTTTTCCTTTGACGGATTTGTGTCCTGCTTTCTCAATCCGTGAGGTCCGTCTGTAAGCATGGTAACGGGCAAACCGTATTTGTCCGAACCGAAAGCGTGCCAATAATCTTTACCTGAAACAAAACGAGCTTTTTCTTCTAAAGTCATTTTGTTCACAATTTCAGCATGTTTCATACCAAATATTCCTTTCACTTTTGTTTTCTCATAAATATTTATTGAAACATTATATATTATACAATATTCTCTCAATAAATTTCAAGTAAAAAGATAAAACAAAATGTAACATAAAATCAAACACGCTTCTTTTTAGCGGCATACTTATTAATAAATACATTATAATATTTCTACGCAATTGTATTTGCATAGTGTTCTTACCATCTCTTTTTTATCGTTTAGATTGACATTTATAAAAATAAAGTGTTAAATATTAATATAACAAAAATATAATTGCAACTGTTGTATTAAGTGGGAGAATAGAATGTTAGCTTTTTATATGTCATTTATCGAAGATTAAACGCCCGGCGGCGTTCTGTTTGTTCCAGTTGGTGGAGCTTGTGGAGCGTTGCCGGGCTTTCCTTGTGTACTGGTGTATTGTGTCCCGGTTGTGTGGCTTGTATCGTGTGGGCTTGCGGCGTGCCCCCCGGTGGGGGATATACGCCAGCCGAAACCGTGGGAGGGAGTTGCTTAAATTCCCCAAAATTATAAAAAGGCTCTTTCTTAAAAGATAATTTATTATCCTATTTGTATTAACTTCTACCCTCTCTCGTGCTATACTCTAATCACAAACAACAAGGAGGTATCTAAAATGGCTGAGATTACATTCGATGTACCAAGTGGGAAATCGTGTGAAAATTATCCACACCAAGAAAATTTTAGTGTATCTGAACTGGAATGTACCACTATGGAGGATAGATACCCACGATACATCAGAGTGATTGTGGCAAATTGCCATTTGTTCAATGAGCCGATACAGGGTACAATTATTAACAAAATGGAAAAATGTGTAAGCTGCAAAAGAAAAACGGAGGTGTAAAAATGGTAACAAATAATATCGAACTCGATGTAAAAGTGAAATGTCTCGAAGCCGGAATGACCCAGCAACAGGTAGGCGAATCTATCGGCACAACAGGTCAGTATGTGAACCGTATTATCAAGAAAAAAGATGGTCTCGTGAATAAAACCTTTGTGGAAATGCTGGAAGCTCTTGGTTATGATATTGAATTAACCTATGTAAGGCGTGAAGATAAGTAGTAAAAGTAGTTAAAAAGTCGTTTTTGTGGTAACTTTCGCTATATACACGCATATTAAGGGCAATTTACCACAAAATCAAGATTTGAACTACTTTAACTACTTGGGAGGTTGTGTATTATGAAAAAAGCGATAGGATATATCCGAGTTTCTACAGAAGAACAATCAACGTACGATAAATACGGTGTCGAGGTGCAAAGACAGGCGATTCTCTCTTATGCTGGCTCAAACGGTTATGAAATCGTAGAATGGTTCATTGATGTAATGAGCGGTGCAAAGGATAATCGCCCAGAATTGGATAAGATTCTCTATCAGCCCGAGTTACTGCCTACCCTCGATGCAGTTATTATTTTCAAGAATGACAGAATCGCTCGTGATACGAAGCTGTATTTCTACTATTTCTACACTTTAGAGAAGCGAAATGTAGCCTTACTCTCTACACAGGAACATTTCTCTGAGGGAGACGATTTCGCCAATATCTACCGCTCACTTCTAATGTTCGTTGCAGAACAGGAACGAAAGAACATTGCTTTGCGTACAGGCAAAGGTCGTTCTCTCAAAGCAAAATGCGGTGGTTATTCTGGCGGTAACAAACCATACGGTTACTATGTGGTAGACGGTGTGCTGTTGCTCAATCCGGCAGAACGCCCGATTGTAGAAATCGTATTTTCTGAGCGAGACAAAGGAACACCATTGGCTGATATTTGCGAGATTCTTCATAACAAAGGGTATCGCACCCGAAAGGACAAAAGATTTCAACCCTCTACTGTCCGAAGTATTCTTTCCAACAAGAAATTCTATGAGGGTTACTACAAATATGGGGATATGGGCTGGGTAAGAGGAGTACACACCCCTATCCTATCTACGGAGGCATAACATGAAAAAAATTTTAACAATTTTATGTGCTGTCACACTTGCAATAGGATTGACAGCTTGTAGTGGAGAATCGACAGAATCAAGCTCAACTACTGAAAGTGAAGTCAAAGAAACATCACAAGTTGTTTACGAAGACGATAAATCGTCTGTCACATTCAAAGGAGTATCAGATGTTGCTGGACAAATTGGTTTGAATTTTACACTGGAGAATAAAAGCTCCGAGGAAATAACGGTAATACCGCTTGATAGTTCTGTGAATGGAACAATGGTTCAATTTACAAGCGGAACTCTCGCTACTATTCAAGATGGGAAAACATTCAATCAAGTATGGCTGTGCAATCCCGAAACGATAGGTATTTCTAAATCAGACGAAGTGAAAAGTATCGAATTTTCATTAGATTTTGGAAGTACCACAGATATAATCGAAATAGAATTAAAATAATTAAGTGAATTTGAAAGGTGCGTTATCGCAATGAGTTAAATCTCAGAACGGTAACGCACCTTTTCTTTGTTTACAGGAGGTATTATGGAACAGTTATTGAAACAGATTCATACACAAGCAAAGACCGGGCAATTTAGACCCTGTGAGGATTTGCATTATATGTGCAAAGAAGTTATGAAAACAGATGTTTCGCTCGGTGTGAAATATTTGAAATTGCTGTCTGAGGATTTAGAGAGAATTGTCCCCTCTCTATCAGACGCAAAAGAAATGTATAAGTTTTTTGATTTGCACAAGCGAGTATTACTTGCTGCCGCCCCACATGATTTCGATTCCTACTTGTTATATGTGGAATGGAACAGAGAACCCGATAAGAAATTTTATCCACCTCGTAGAAAGGTGTTGAAACAAGTTGTAGACGCACTACAAGAACTCGCTGACGATAAGCTGGACTTGCTGGCGGTCTCTCTCCCTCCCGGTAGCGGTAAAACCACTCATGCGATTTTTTATCTGACATGGCTTGCTGGTAGACTACCGAATGAACCAATGCTTACAGGCTCTCACTCTAACGCTTTCATTCGAGGTGTTTATGATGAGTGTTTGAGAATCTTAGCAAAGGACGGAGATTATCTGTGGTACGATGTATTTCCGGCACTCAAAGTGGCAAACACAAACGCCAAGGATTGTCGAATTGATATTGACAAGAGACAGCGTTTTGAGACCTTGTAGTTTACTTCTATCGGTACTGGTAATGCCGGTTTGTATCGTGCAGCAACCCTGCTTTACTGTGACGATTTAGTATCGGGTATTGAAGTGGCTTTGTCTAAGGAACGACTTGATAAGTTGTGGGAAACCTACACTACTGACTTGAGACAGCGTAAAATCGGAGACCATTGTAAGGAACTTCATATCGCTACTCGCTGGTCGGTTCACGATGTAATCGGTAGGCTTGAGCGAGAATACGCCAATAGTGACCGAGCGAAATTTATCGTTGTTCCGGCACTTGACGAAAACGATGAATCGAATTTCGATTACGCTTACGGTGTCGGATTCTCTACAAGGTTTTACCATGAGCAACGAAACATTATGGACGATGTGAGCTGGCGAGCTTTGTACATGAATAAACCGATTGAGCGTGAGGGTCTTGTTTATGCAGAGGACGAGCTTCGCCGCTATTTTGAGCTTCCCGGAGACGAGCCGGACGGTATTATCGGAATTTGTGATACGAAAGATAAAGGTGCTGACTACGCTTTCCTCCCTGTAGCGTATGTTTTCGGTCAAGATTATTACATTGACGATTGCGTGTGTGATAATGGTCTACCGAACATCGTTGACGCAAGGCTGGTAGAAATCCTTATTCGAGATAAAGTAAAGATGTGTCGTTTTGAAAGTAACTCTGCCGGGCGTAGAGTTGCTGAAAAGATACAGGAATAAGTTAAGAAAAAAGGCGGCATTACTCATATTACTACCAAGTTCACTACCGCTAACAAAGAAACCAAAATCATTATCAATAGTGCTTAGGTTAAAGAACATTGCCTGTTCAAAGATGCTTCGCTTTACAAGAAAAAGTCTGATTACGGAAAAATGATGTAAATGCTTTGTTCCTACACCGTTGCTGGAAAAAACAAACATGACGATGTTCCCGACGGTATGGCAATGCTTTCGGAATTTGCACAAAATCTATCGGGTGGTAAAGTCGAGGTTTTTCAACGCCCCTTTTAACAACATATTGTTATGATATACTTGACAAATACAATATTTAGTGATATAATAGATATAATAAAAGAAAAAATCTAATATATTTATTTAATGGGTGCATGATTGCACGAGATTAACTTCTCGAACAGTCATGCACCCATTTTTATTTTTGTCGGAAAGGAGGAATTATCGTGGCGAATGTAGTTGATGAAACGAAAGCTATGAGCGAAACCCAATTTATGAACGGTAGGCGAATGATTAAATCGAGCGTGAAAGAAGTTACGGATAAGAATGTGGTTGAAGTTCTTTTCAGAGCTATGGAAACTCACAATCTCAACCGTAGCGAAATTGACTACCTGTGGAAATATTATCGTGGCGAACAACCTATCCGACATCGTATGAAAGATGTGAGACCCGAAATCTGTAACAAGATTGTAGAAAACAGGGCGAATGAAATTGTTTCGTTCAAGGTTGGTTATCTTTGCGGAGAACCGATTCAGTATGTCAGTCGAAATGGTGGCGAGGAAATCGTAAAGCAGATTAACGCCTTAAACGAAATGATGTTTGCAGAGGATAAAGCGAGCCAAGACCAAGAACTTGTCGAATGGCAAATGATTTGCGGAACAGCTTTTCGTCTTGTGCTTCCCGATGAACCGAATGAGGAGGATGAAGCTCCTTTCGAGCTTTACACTCTCGACCCGAGATACACCTTTGTTGTCTATTCAAATGAAATTGGTAACAAGCCTCTAATGGCAGTTAAGTACAGCGTGGACGAGAACGAAGTCACTCACTATTCAGTTTATACCGAAAATCGCTATTACCTTATCGACGGAGATTTGTTGGTTGAATCAACACCTCATGCTCTCGATATGATTCCTATTTTTGAATATCCAGCGAACAATGCAAGGCTCGGAGCGTTCGAGATTGTTCTTCCTTTGCTGGACGCAATCAACAATGTGGAAAGTAACCGTATGGACGGTATCGAACAGTTCATACAGGCGTTTTGGAAATTTATCGGGTGCAATATCGACAAGGAAAAATTCGAGCTGTTCAGGGAAATGGGTGCGATTCTTGTTCCTCCGAACGACAACGGAGGAAATATTGATGTGGATTTGATTGTGAAAGAGCTTAATCAAACACAATCTCAGACACTCAAAGAAGATATTTACAATGCAGTTTTGACAATTTGTGGTATGCCGAATCGTAACGGAGGTTCTTCTACTTCCGATACTGGTTCTGCTGTACTTCTTCGTGACGGTTGGTCTGACGCAGAAGCAAGGGCAAAGGATAGCGAAAATGTTTTCAAGCGTTCCGAGAAGAAAATGCTGAAACTGGTACTTCGTATCTGCCGGGATATTGGAGATTTAACTCTTTTCCTTAAAGACATTGATATGAAGTTCACTCGTAGGAATTACGAAGCTATTCAAAGTAAATCACAGGTTCTTATCTCTATGCTTCAAGAACCTAAGATACACCCTCAACTTGCTTTCCAGCACTCGGGTATGTTCTCTGATTCAGAGAGTGCTTACACCATGAGTATGAAGTATTACGAGGAACAGCAAGCGAAACAGCTTGCTGAACAGAAAAAGTTGAATAAGTCTGCCGGAGAGAAAACCGACCCTCCGGCAGATAACGACGATGTTTAAGCGGTTTTCCGCTTCAAATATGGCGAGAGAACGCCTTAAAACGCAGACAGGCAGAGAAGCCTTAAATCGCAAACACATTCACAGAAGAATTAAAAAGACAAGGAGGACTAAAACATGGCAAAGGTTGATGTAACCAAAATCGAGGGTTACAACAAAATGACCCCCGAAGAAAAAATTAAAGCTATCGAAGCGTATGAGACCGAAGACCCGGACATGAGCGGATATGTCAAGAAAGAGGTTTTTGATAAGACTGCTTCTGAACTGGCGGCTAAGAAAAAGGAATTAACTGAAAAACTTACTGAGGACGAGCAGAAGAAAATCAAGGAACAGGAAGAACGTGAGGAGCTTGAAAACAAGTATAACAAACTTCTTCACGAGACCGAAGTTTCTAAAAATAAAGCGAAGTTGCTTGGTATGGGTTATGACGAAAAGCTGGCAGAGGAAACCGCCGAAGCTATGTCAAGTGGCGAAATGGATAAGGTTTTCGCAAATCAGAAGAAACATCTTGACGCTTTTGAGAAGAAAGTTCGTGCGGAAGCCCTCAAGAATACACCAAAACCAACTCCCGACGGAGACGGTAAAACTATGACACTTGAAAAATTCCGAGGTATGTCCGCAGAAGAACGCTACAAATTCTCTGTTGAACACCCGGACGAGTACAAAGAATTATACGGAGGTAAAGAATAATGGCACATAAAATTTATGATAACTTTTATCTCTCTAATGAGGTAGAAGACCAGTATAATTCCCACTTGAATTTACAGCAGTTCTGTACTGTTGATAACTCTCTTGTGGGTACTGCTGGAATGATTAGAAAAATCAATGTTTATAAGGCTACTGACGGTACAGAGAAGCTGGAAATGGGTAAGGGTAACACTAAGTCCATTGAAGTTACTTACACACCGGAGGAGTACAAGATTCTGTTAGCTCAGAACCGCTTTGAATACTTCGACGAACAGGAAATGACTGACCCTATGCTTGTTCCTGTTGGTGTACGCCACATGGGTACGGATATGTTCAATACGGTAAATGCTGACATTTTCGCAGAGTTTAACAAGGCAACACAGGTTGTTCCTGTTACGAGCTTCGGCTTCGAGGGCTTCGCAGACGCACAGTCTGTTTTGAATCTTGAAAACTTAGAGGGAGTTTCTATTTTCGCTTTTGTTTCAGCGGCTGATGTGGCAGATATTCGTAAGGGTCTTAAAGATACTTTACAGTATGTCGAGAAGTTTGCAGTAAGCGGCTATGTTGGTACGGTTGCTGGTGTAAACCTTTATACCAAGAAAGACGCAAACAAGGGAGAAATTGTTATTGCTACTCGTGAAGCAGTTACTCTTTTCAACAAAAAAGGTGTGGAAGTTGAACAGCCTAAGAGAAGTGCTGAGAACGCAAATATCAGAAAGAACACAATTATTTCTCGTAAGTATTATCTTGCGGCTCTTACCGACCAGACTAAGGCGGTTAAGATTGTGAAAGGTGCGGCTAAACCTACTGCCGATGAAACTAAGCAGTCTCAAAAGGTTTACTACAAACCTTTCAACAACGGTTATGTAGTAGGTACGCCTAAGACTAACCCTAAGACTGAGGGATTCTACGAAATCGGCTAAGTGATTACAGGAGGTGGCTAACATGACAGAGAGTGAAAAACTTACCGCTCTCAAAGCAATGGTCGGTGGCTCTGACACAGACGAAGTGTTATCCACCTATCTCGTGCTTGCTGGTAGAAAAATTATCGCAAAGGCATATCCGTATGACCTCAATGTGACAAAAGTTCCAGTTCAATACGAACACTTACAACTTGAGATTGCCATTTATATGCTGAATAAGCGAGGTGCGGAGGGACAGACTTCTCACTCAGAAAATGGTATTTCTCGCTCGTATGAAAATGCAGACATTCCTAAATCAATGTTGAGGTCAATTACTCCGAATGTGGGGGTAATCAAATGAGAGCAATGTTGAGGAATAAAAGCAGATTCTATTACGCAAAGTTTGTAGGAAAAGAAGCTGTCAAGGACGAGTACGGAAATGATACAGGGGAATACAATGTTATTCACGATAACCCAGCAGAGTATTTTGCTAATATCTCTTCCGCTAAAGGAGAAACTACCACTCGTCAATTTGGAGAAAGTGAATCTTACGACAAGGTCATTGTCATGGATAATACCGCTCCTCCGATTGACGAATATATGATACTTTGGGTTGATAAAGAACCCAAGATTGATGAAACAGGAGCTTTGGTAACAGATAAAGACGGAAATGTTCTTACACCTCACGATTATATTGTGAAGAAAGTTGCCAAGAGCTTGAACAGCGTTTCTATTGCAATCACAAAAGTAGAGGTGTCGTAATGGGTAAACGAGTTATTTCTTTTGGTTTATCGGTACAAGACATTGACAGAGCTATGAAAGAACTCGCTGATTACAAACAAGACATTCTGAAAAAGACAGAACTCCTCCGAGAAAGAGTTGCTGAACGATTATGTGTAGAAGCTCAAAGCGGATTCAACGGTGCAGTCGTTGACGATTTGGTTCGAGGAGGACAAAAGTTCGCACAGGTTAGAGTTACGGTAGACAATCGAGGAGATATGACCGTAGTTATTGCCGACGGACAGGACGCTGTATGGATTGAGTTTGGAGCTGGTGTCTATCATAATGGCTCGCCCGGTTCGTCCCCACACCCTTATGGTATAGAACTGGGTATGACAATCGGTGGATTTGGTAAGGGCAACGGTAAAAAAGAAACTTGGGGTTATTACGAGGAGGGTACATTAAAACTCACTCGTGGTACTCCGGCGGTTATGCCAATGGCTCGAGCTGTCACTACCGTTTGTAATGAAATTTCAGAGATAGCAAGGGAGGTGTTCGCATGATTGATATTGAATCAGAAGTATTTGATACCGTATCGAAAAAGGTGCGTGAGAAGTATTCTTCAATCTATATGACTGGCGAATATGTAAAAATTCCACCGTCATTCCCTTGTGCGTCTCTTGTTGAAGCAGACAATCAAATTTACAGAAATACTCGCTCGACAGAATGTATCGAAAACCATGCACAGCTTCTATACGAAGCAAATGTGTATTCCAACAAAAAAGTCGGTAAAAAAGCAGAATGTAAGGCGATTATCGCAATTATTGACGAGCAAATGCAGAAGCTCGGATTTACACGAATAATAATGAACCCTGTTCCGAACGAGGAGGACGCTACGGTTTATCGCATGGTTGCTCGCTATCGAGCTATCGTATCTAAAAACAAAGTTATATACAGGAGGTAAAAATCATGGCTATTAGCACATATAAAATTTTTCTTATGCAGAGTGCTGACGGAAAATCTACATGGGAAAAGTTGATTGACATTAAAGATTTCCCGGATTTGGGTGGTACGTCGGAAATGTTAGAGACAACTACTCTTTCAGACAGTATGCAGACTTATATCCCGGGTATTCAGTCTTTAGACGCACTTGAGTTCACATCGAACTACACTCTTGAAGATTACAAAAAGCTTAAAGGTATGAAAGGTACTGAAAAGCATTTTGCAATTTGGTTTGGAGGTACTGAATCCGGTGATACTGTTACACCTACAGGTACAGACGGTAAGTTCAAATTCAAAGGACAGCTTTCTGTTAACCCTGTCGGTGGAGGTGTAAACGAAGTTGTAGATATGAAAATTTCTATTGCTCCGTCTACTCCTATCACTTTGGACGAGGGAGAGTAAGCAATATCGAGGTGGAAATCAACCCTGTACCTTTTAGGAGGACTGACCGTCAAAGGCGGTATTCATAAAATCTTAGGAGGAAAATTATTATGGCAAAGCAGTTGAAGTTTACTTATAACGAAAAGGATTATGTTCTCGAGTTTACTCGTAGAACCGTAACAGAAATGGAGAAAAAGGGCTTTATCGCCGCAGAGGTTGAGAATAAACCTATGTCTACACTTCCAGCTCTGTTTGAGGGTGCGTTCCTTGCACACCACAGATTTGAGAAAAAGGAAACTATTAATGCAATTTTTAACCGTATGACAAATAAGGAGGAGCTTATCGGTAAGCTGGCAGAAATGTACAATGAACCGATTATGGCTCTTGTGGAAGAACCCGAAGAATCTGAGGGAAACGTGGACTGGGTAGCGAGCTGGTAAGTAACTCGTTACCTAATGATAATTCCCCTTTTCCTTATACGGAGATTTTTTATAAAAAGTTCCCCTATTACTTATCAATAGGTATGATGGAAGAACAATACTGGGATAGAGATTCCACTCTCGTTAAATATTACCGAGAAGCGGAAGAACTGAGAAAAGAAAGATTTAATCAAAAAGCATGGCTTCAAGGTATGTATTTCTATGACGCAATGGCTTGTGTTTCTCCTATCCTACACGCTTTCGCCAAAAAAGGAACGAAGGCTCAACCTTATGTCGAGGAAGCGTACCCTATCAATAAGAAAACGATTGAGGACGCAAATCGTGAAAAGGAAAAAGCAAAATCACAAAAAGGTATGCGATATATGCAAGCCTATATGGTTTCAAACAATGAACGATTTAAGAAAGGAAGTGAGTAAATATGCCTACAACAATCGAAAGTCTCGAATTGCAAGTACAGCAAAATGCAACCTCGGCTGTCGGTGGTATAGACGCTCTTTCCGCTTCTTTATCAAGATTGAAAAATGCAGTCAAGGGCGGTGTTGGGTTAAACAGCGTAGCGAATCAAGTACGCAATCTCGATACCGCCCTTAAATCGGTTGACGGTTCTTCTGCGGACAAGATAAATAGGCTGGCTGACAGTTTGTCTAAACTGAAAGGACTTGGAAATATCAAACTTTCTTCGTCTATCGGAAACCAGCTTAAAAATATCAGTAGTGCCGCTTTCGCTTTGAACTCCGCTGACCTTTCGGGTCTTGGTAAGCTCTCTGCGGCATTGCAACCACTCAACAATATTGGTAAGGCTTCCGGGTTGAAGTCCGCCATTACACAGTTACAAAAATTACCACAGTTGGCACAAACGCTCAACGGTATAAACTGGGCTACACTTACAAGTCAATTACAGCAGTTATCAAACTCGCTTGCTCCGCTTGCAAATCAGCTCAATACGGTATCGAACGCTTTCGGTCGTTTACCGACAAATATCCGACGAGTTGTTACTGCCACAAACACACTTCCGGCGGCAAACAACAGAGCCGCTACGAGCTATGTAAATCTGTGGGCGAAGTTCACAATGGCTATACAAGCTGTAAGAACAGGTGCAAGAGTTATCGCTTCGTGGATAACTGAATCGAACAGTTATATCGAAAACTTGAACTTGTTCAATGCTTCAATGGGTAAATACACAGAAGAAGCTCGACGCTACGCCGAACAAGTTGGAGAACTTATGGGTATTGACCCTGGCGAGTTTATGAGAAACCAAGGTATCTTTATGACGATTACCGAGGGCTTCGGGGTGGCAAGTGACAGAGCTTACATAATGAGTAAGAACCTCACACAGCTTGGTTATGACCTTTCTTCGTTCTTCAATATTTCCTTTGCTGACTCTATGCAGAAACTCGAATCGGGTATCTCCGGCGAGCTTGAACCGCTTCGTGGACTGGGTTACGACTTGTCACAAGCAAGGTTACAGCAAGAAGCGTGGAATCTTGGTATCGAAAGAAATATTACCGATATGACACAGGCTGAAAAAGCACAGCTTCGTTACTATGCCATTATGACACAGGTAACAACTGCTCAAGGCGATATGGCTCGTACATTGAACGCTCCGGCGAACCAGCTTCGTATTTTACAGTCACAGGTTGTACAGGCGGCACGAGCTTTGGGTAATATCTTTATCCCGATTCTCAATGCGGTACTTCCTTATGCTATCGCCCTTGCTAAAGTAATCAGAATACTGGCAAATACAATCGCAAGTTTCTTCGGTTTCAAATTGCCGGAAATTGATTACAGCGGTGTAAGTGCTGGTGCGAGTGCTGTTGGGGATTTGGCTGACAATGCCGGGGACGCTGGAAAGGGTCTTGGTAATGCGACGAAAGGTGCAAAGAAACTTAAAAATGCCCTACTGGGTATCGACGAGTTAAACATCATTTCTCCTAACGATAGTTCCAGTCTTGGAAGTGGCGGCGGTGCTGGTGGATTGGTGGCTACAGTAGGTTCGAATTGGAACTCTATGACAAATGAGGTTAGAAAAACCGTAACAAACATCTTGCTTATCGTAGGAGTGGCAGCACTTGCTATCGGTGCGATTCTTGCCTTTACTGGTGCTGGAACAGCGTTGGGCGTTGGCTTAATGTTGGCTGGTGCGGCTTCAATCGGTACTGCGGTTGCTCTTAACTGGGATAGTTTGGTAAACAAATTAAAAGGTGTTACCACAAAGATACTTGCCATTGCTGGTGCGGCTTCCCTTGCTATCGGTCTTATCCTTGTTTGTACTGGTGTCGGGATTCCTCTTGGTATTGGTCTTATTCTTGCTGGTGCGGCTTCTCTTGGAACTGCTGTAGCAATTAACTGGGATACTATCAAAACAAAGGTCGGAGGCGCTCTGATAGGGGTAGCCGATAAGTTCGGAGAATTTAAGGACTGGGTAGGCGAAAAACTTGACAAAACCAAGGAAACCATTCAAACATGGGCTTCTAACACGAAAGAATGGTTCACTAAGGGAAAAGACGGAAAAGGAATTGTAGACCATTTCAAAGATACTGCCAAAAATATTATCGACGGATTCAAAAACGGTATTAGCGATAAATACGAAACTTGTGAAGAAAAGACAACCACTTGGGCTGAAAAAATAAAGAGTTGGTTTACTGATTATTGTTCCAGTAATTCGTTTTACAATATCGCTTCCGATGTGGTAAATGGCTTCTCTAATGGTATCGGTTCTTTGTATCGTACTTGTAAAAACACGATTACAAGCTGGGGAAGTTCCATTATCAGTTGGTTCAAGGATAAACTCGACATAAACTCTCCGTCAAGGGTTTTTGCAAGGATTGCTACTGACACAGTTGTAGGTTACAACAATAACATTAAAAGTGTCGGAAAAACAACAAAAAGCGTAATTAATGATTGGGCAAATTCGTTTACGACAGTCAAACCTGTTATGAGTTTTGCAGTTGATACATCTGCTTTAAAATATTACAGTGCTTCTTCTTTTAGTAAAAACATTTCGACAGAAGTATCGGCATACGGTAATTACGATGTCAGCGGATTTAAAAAAGATATGAAAGAATTTTTTCAAGAGTATCTTCAACCTTATTTATCTGAAATGGCAGAAGACATAAAGCGACAAGCCGACAAAGAAGAAAAAACAGTTGTAACCGTAGGAGCAAGAAGTATCACACAGGCAGTTGACAAACAACGCAAAGCAAACGGATATAATTTCTCGGGAGGCGGTAACTAATGGCATTTATAGAAATAAACGGTTATGAACTGCCGCCCTGCAAAAGAGGAGTTTCGATTGTGGTAACAACTGTTGTGAATTCGGGCAGAAACGCAAACGGTGCGGTAGTAGCACAGAAAATAGGCAGAGACCAATACAAAATAGACGGTCTTGAATGGGCGTGGCTCTCCGCAGACGAATGGGAGTATATTTTAACTCTTTTAAAAAATTTTTTTGTCAGGGTAACATTTACAGACCCTGTTTCAAATAAGCGAAAGACAATAAGAATGTATTGCGGAGACCGTACGGCAGAACCCTATTTTGTTGACGACAGCGGAAAACCCACACACTACACAAATTGTAAGGTCAATTTAATTGATACAGGGGAGTGATTTTCAATGCAAAATGTTTCAAAAGAATACAGAGAAAGTATGAAATCCCCTTTACGAGAGAGGGCATACATAATGCTCTCTTTCGGTATAGTGAACAAAGAAGCACAGAACAATGCAACTGTATTAAAAAAAGGTTTAGCACCGTATTCAAGCCCTGATTTGATATTTAAAAAATCGACAAATCTTGTTGATTTTGCAACACTTGAGCAAGATTGGTTAAAGGTTGACGGTTCGATGTTTTTCCCACCCAATAGTACATACAACAACCTGAAGACAGGTGTAGTAAGCGAAAACACCGTTGATGAAAACGGCGTAGAATTAACGGTAAACCTTAATGTGCCTGCGGTTGATATAAAAGGTCTTACTATTAATTTCGGGGCCAATTACCCTGTTGATTTCGATATTTTGACAGATACAGAACAAATACTTGAAGTTCGAGGAAATACTCAATCTGAATTCAAAACAGAAGAAGTTTTCAGCGGAATAACACAGATTAAATTGTTTGTCAAAAATATGCGAAAAACAAATCAAAGGCTGCGTATATATTCAATGCTTATGGGGTACGGT